CTTAGCGAGAAGCTGTGCGCTCATTCGGTAAGGGCTTGGCTGGAAATCGACAGCGTTACTGCCTGAAAGGGTGGCTGTACGCGCTTGCCAGATCTCAACAGATATCATCAAAGCTGCTTGCTGGATTGCTGTATCGGTTGCATAGTCTGTTGGACTATCTGCAACAGTACCAAAAGGTTGAATAGCGTGAACGGCTTGATCTGCGCCAGTTGCAGCATATGAAAGTGAGCCTGAACCGATTGCAGTAATTGTTTTAGTGCCGTTATAAGGGCTGCCGTTTTTAGTGATAATTACACTTTGTCCGACATAGAAATCCTTAGAGATGTCTTGACCAAAGTAAAGAGTTGCCACATTATTGGTAATGCTTTGATGCGTATTGTAAATCTCATTCTGCCAAAGCATAGGCAGTAGGACAGCATCTGTTGCATCGCATACTTCTTGAAGGGTCGCGTCTGGGTACAAAGTGCCAACGCCAAGCGTTGAGCGTAACTCACTTACTGAAGTTAGTGCCATGTGCGATCCTTTCTAAAGACTCTAGGGGATCAGAGGGCTACTGACCCCCTAGAGCGACTTAGTGAGTTTTTACTGCTTGTTGTTCTTGAATGCGCCAGCTGCAACCTTAGTAGCAATTGCTCCAAAGCCGTAGTAGCCAACAGTTACTGAGCCAGTAGCTGTTGATTCTGCGCGCAAGCGGTATGTTGGTGACTCGTACCATGTGTAAGCATCTGGGTTCACGATGAGGATTGTTCCATCGCCATCGCCAGCGTTTGTTGGATCGACATAGAGGTTAAGTCCTGCAACATTACCTGTTAGTGATGTTGGCGCTACTTGACCGCCAGCGTTCATTGGCTGTGATGCTGTGTAGATTGGGCGACCTGCATCGTTCAATGACATGATGTTAGACCATTGTCCTGTTGATACGACCATGTTGCGAGCGAATGGGTTAGGTAGTCCTGCTGTTGCTGCATATACAGAAGCAGATCCACGAGCGACAACGCCTAGCAATTCAGCTGCTGTTGGGTATGTTGCTGTAGTTGTGCCGTCTAGTGTTGCACCTGAGATAAGAGCAGCGTTTACTGCTGCGTTTGTTGCCTTTGCGTAAGCTGCTGCCATGTTGCGCACTAGCTCATCAAAGAATGCTGGAGATGTACGATCTAGCAATTCGACAGAGAATGTCTGTTGTCCTGCATATTTCTGCACATTTACAGATAGGAAGTTAGCGTTCTGATCGATGTCGCGGAATGCTGCATCTTCTGCTGCTACTGCAACTTCTGGCATTGCTGTAATGCGTGGGATCTCGAAAGTCATACCTGCATCTGGAAGCACTCCACGAGAGATTGCATCGATTGATGGACGGATCGTTGTTCCGAGTGGATTGATGATTTCTGACAACTGACGAGTTGGAACAAGTCCAGCGTTATCTGTTGTGTTATCTGCTGCACGGATGTATTGACGAGCATCCTCATCACCTAGTGCTGCGCGGATTGAGTTCTCAGCATACTTAGCTGCTGTGATCTCGATGCGTGGCTTTGTGAAGTATGCTGCTGAAACAGTTGGGCGAGCAGCTTCAACCGCTGGTGCTTCAACTGGTGTTGCTTCGACTGCTGGAGTGGTTTCTTCCACGATGGCTGTCTCGCTTTCTGTTGGTTGGATTGTTTCTTCTACAGCAGATTCTTCTGCTGCAATATCAGTAACCTGAGCCGACTTGAATGCTGGCTCTGTTACTAAACTTACTTCGACCAAGCGAGCAGCAGAAACATAAGTAACGCCATCCTTGATCTTTGACTTTAGGACTTCTGCCCCGATTGACAGACCGCTTTGCAATCCTTCTTCTGCAAGGATAAGAGCTTCTGTACCGCGCTGTGAGCGACTAATCGAAAACACTGCATCGATTGAGTTATCTGATTCGCTAAAAGAAACCATGCGACCCAACGGCTTCTTTGTGTCGTGTTGGCTTAACAACTTGATTGCTTTAGGATCTTCAATGGCAATAGATCCAGATGCAAAAATTACTTTGCCCATATTTGTGGATCCTGCTTCGACATTGAGAGGCACAATCTTGCCTGATACTGTGCGACTTGCTGAATCTGCTGTGAGATCAGCTGAGAAGGTAATTACTTGGTTCATTCTAGACCATTGCTTCCGTTAGGTGTTAGATCTGTCATTTCCATAGCCTGTTCTTGGGTAACAAGATTTAGGGCTAGGAGTTTTTCAATTACTGCTAGTTCTGCAAGTGGATCAGTACGCAAAAAGTTCTTATCAATATCGAACTTAACGACATTGCCACGAGCAGTAATGTCGTCCATTGATAGGCGATCTTCAATCGCTGTAATGAATGGCTGTAAAGATAGTGTCAAGAATTGCTTGCGCTCATCTTGCACATTGGCATAAGTCATAGAGTTGTTTTGATCTGCTGAAACATAATAAGCGGGCACATTGCATAATCTGGCTATTTCGGTGGCGAGATTAAAAATTGCTTCTCCGTACATCATGTCTTTAGGTGAAAATGAAACTGGGTTATATTCTAAAGTAGATGTGAGATATGCAGTTGAGCGATTGTTACGAGCATTTTTCCATGCAGCTAATAATCCAGAAACTTCTTTAGGATCTAGATCAGCACCGGTATTCTTAATGTAACCAGTTGCCATTGGAGTAGATGCCGCAATCGCTGCTGCTTTCTGAACATCGATAGCTGCGCGAATTGTCTGCACTCCAGTGTTTAGAATGCCATCACTTAATGATTGGAAAGTTACTAAAGATCCCAAGCCGTCCATTGGCAAAGTAGTGCCATCAACTGCATAAGATCTAACAAAAGTATTTGTGCTATCTAGTGTTGCAGTTACTCGATGATTAGCGATCCACTCAAAGCGAGATGGACGACCATCTTCCTGATAAACCTCAACCACTTTCCAGAAAGCTTGACCATAAAACAAAAGTGAATCAACAGTCCACGCAATAGTTACAGATCGTGGCTGTGAATATGAAGGCTGCTCTAACCATGCAGGTGAGCCGAGTTCTTCATTAGTAGATTTCTTATAAAGCTCTAAAGGGATTGCTCCGATAGTGCCAGCCAAAAGATTGCGACAACGCATAAGTGCTGGAACAGAGATCGCTTCGCTTCTGCCGATAAAAGCATATTGAAACGGCATTGCATAAGGTGAATACTCACCAAGCACTTGAGGTGCTGACTGAGCTTGTAATTGTGGCTTAGGTTCAAGCCCGAATGTTTGCAAGATTCTACCCATAGACAGAAACTATAGCATTTGTCAAGCAATTAGACAATGTGCTAGGGCGTGTCTAAGTATAAATCTGTGGCTTAGGAACTGGAAGCATTAACTTGGAAACTACCATAGCCAAGCCGATAGGGGCAGAAATATCTCCAGCACTTTTTCTTTTGATAATGCGCCATGCGGAATCATTAACTTTAGCTGCACAATTATTCATCTGCTGGATGAACTCCGCTTGCCCATTATGAACTACTCGATGATTGTTTAAGCCTTCTGCAAGATCTCCACAGGCTTTGTAGAACTGCTGACCTGAGACATCCTCGATCATGACACCTGCATTGGCAAGGCGATCTGCAATCGTCTGAGTCGCGTACTTGTCAAAGCAGACTAGGCGTGGCTTATAGATGTCGCACCATGCCTTTATACTTGCTGCCATCTTTAGCTCATCGATGGCAACCTGAGAGCTGTAAGTCTCCAAAATCCCGATGCCAATCCGCCCATCTGGGAGAAGTTGTCCTGCGACCAATGATCCGTTCCTGCGTGACGGACTGACATCGAAACCGAATACAGTATAAGCCCCAATAGACATTTCAAGTGTGCTATCGGATGTTTCCTCAAGGATTCCGTGTTGCCACGGACTACTTAACGAATCGATCCATTGACAAAGAGTCTCAGTACGCGTGTTCTCAATCGGTGAAGTCGCAATTGCCTCTTCAATCGCCTCTTCTGTGATGGTGTATCCCAAAGAGGGGTTAGCCAGAGCCCATGCATCGCGGTCAGTTATCTTGCAGTATTGAGGGGCTGAGTATTCGTAGAATCCAAAGGACTTTGGAGGGTAGTCGATGGCTCTTTCTCGCAGGTCGTTAAGAACAGTTGAGAACGCATCTCCTGCATTAGAGGTAAGAAGCGTTTGACTATTTGGGTGAGCTCTAGTAGTTGGAGTTGCTGCTCTAAATCCATCTTCTGTGATCTCTCGGACTTCATCGATATAAAGTAGCCCGTTGACACTTCGTCCACGAGATCCATCTCTAGTAGCTGCAACGACATCAAGGCGCGCTCCAGAGAGCATCTCAATAGACTCCGTGCCATTAGCGTGTCTGATTTGTTTAACGAATCCTTTAAGGTGGTCATTGGTCTCCAGTAGGCTAGTTACTTGTCTGAATGTGTCTAGTGCCATGCTTCGATTAGAGCTCATGATTAGGACATTGGTATTCCACTTAATCAAGTGAGCAAGGATTAGCATTCGCGCCAGATGTGTCTTTCCGTTCTGTCTGGCTACCAGAATGAGGTTTGTCTTACGAACCCACATGCCTTTCTTGTCCACAGTAAGCATGTCCTTGAG